TGCTCTTTTAAAAGAATATAAAGATTTACCAGACAAACAAGAAGAACTCAAAAAAGCTTTCTCTTATAGGGGTAAGCCAGGAGAAGCAGGTTTAGGTTGGGATTTAGGACACGGAGAACACGGAGATCCTAGTTCCGCTGTTGGTATTACTAGAACTCAAAAAGCAGCTGCTGATTCAGGAATTAAGCTTCCAGCAAAAGATCGACCTAAACTTCAAAAACTATTTTCGAGTTATGAAGATACTGTAGAGATTAAGATTAATCATGAGCAGATGTTTGATGATAAAGGTAATTTTAAAAAAGAATATGTAACTATAATATCCTTACAAGATCTTGAATTAAATAAAAAAGATGCAAAAGATATAGAAAGTAAGGCAAGAAGAGCCTTTAAAGCAGAAGCAGAAAGACTATTAGAATCTCCAAGTTCATTCAGGATGAGAGAAGCTCTGGAAAGAGTAATACTTAGTTCTTTAACTAAAGATTTAACTAAACTAAAGAATGTAAAATATAAAGGAGTTAAACCTAGAAGAAAGATTAAAGAAAAAGCAAGAGCCGTCGCATCAAAAAAGCGTAAGCATAAAGATCGTTTAAGTTTAATAAGAGACACAGGAGTAACTCTCAGTATAGCAAAGTCAATTAAAAAGGACTCAAAAAAAGGAAAAGGAAAAGGAAAAACAAGAGCAGCAACAGCCTCAAGAGGACGAATAGGTAGCCCTATGCAGGCAAGAAATATGTTTAATGCTACTTTATCAGAAGCTGTAAGAGAAAATATGGGAGGAGCAGCATTACATAATGTATCGGGAAGGTTTGCAGATAGTGTACATGTACATCAAGTTATGCCCCATAAAGGAACTTCAGGTGTAGTTCAATACAGTTATATGTATAACCCTTATAAAGTATTTGAAGGACACGAAACAAGAGACCCAAGACTATTAATAGATCAAACTATTAGGGAACAAGCAGCAGAAATGGCACTAGGTAAATTTACAACACAGAGATTATAATGGCAAGAAGTAATACAACAAGAAGAGGTGCGATAATGAACGCACTAGCAACAGAATTTAAAAACATTGACGGATCAGGTAGTTATAAAACTAGATTAGACGGAAATGTTGAAACCCGAATGAAGTTTTGGGACGAAATAGAACAATATCCTGCAGTACATATGGCTGCTGGAGCAGAAACAAGAGAATATTATGGTGGTGGTCAAAAATGGAGATTTTTAACTATAACCATCAGGGCTTACGTTAACGCGGAAGATCCAATAGAAGAACTCGAAGAACTATTAGAGGATTTAGAAACTGTAATAGATTCAAGTAATAACCTAACTTATAAACAGTTAGGTACCGATGCTGGTATTATTCAGCTCACAGTAATCTCAATAGATACTGATGAGGGAGTACTCGCGCCTCTCGGCATTGGCGAAATGATAATAGAGGCACGTTACTAATTAGTAACACGCCCATTTAAGGGCAAAGCTGAAAAGAATTCGTAACAGCAAAAGCAATACGAATAATTTTCTAAAGGAGAACCGTAATGGCAACTTATTATTTTAGTAGAGATGTGAAGGTTTATGCACATGTTCCTTTGGCTGCAGCCGCAACCAAGAATATGTATTATGAACTACCCGTTTTAGATGGATTTTCATTTTCTCAAGCTACTAACACAAGTGAAATTACACTAAATCAAGCTCAAGATACGAGTGGCAATAGTGTCAGAGGACGACAAATGTTCAATGACTCTTATGCTCCTGCAGAGTGGAGTTTCTCTACTTATATGGCACCTTTTACTTCTGCTGGTACTACAATTGGTACTGGTGGTATATCGGGTGATACAGACGGAGATCACCACGAAGTTTCTGAAGCACTTTGGGCAATGTTTTTTGGCCAAACTGTAAACGGAGCTTTAACTTCTGATACAACTAATTTATCAATATCACCAGCAGGCTCTAATAAAGCTACTATTGGTGTATTTGATTTGTACTTTGTATTTGGAGGCGCAAAAATAGCCGAGTCTAGTGGTAAACCTGCATCAGCATATGCAGATGGTGCCCAAAAGATCTATAAAATCGCTAATTGCTCAGTAAATGAAGCAAGTATCGACTTTGATCTTGATGGAATTGCTACTGTTAACTGGTCAGGAATGGGTAAAATCGTAACTGAAGAATCTGGACTAGATTTATCTAGCTCAACTGCTTTAATTACTGAAGGTGTTGAAAACACTACAGGCTTTATCCGAAACAGACTATCTGATCTAACTATCATAGGAGACGCTTCTGGAGGTTCAGTAACTTATGCACTTACTTTAACAGGTGGGAACATAACGTTTAGTAATAATCTTACTTATCTGACCCCCGAAACTCTTGGCTTAGTTAATCAGCCACTAGGACATGTGACAGGAACTAGAACAATTGGGGGTAGCCTCACTTGTTATCTAGATAATGAATCAAACGCTAGTGCAGAGCTATTCGAAGATATTATTGAAGCAACAACTGATATACAAAACGTATTTAGTTTAGCTTTTGATATTGGAGCTAGTGGTACACCACACTTACTTCTAACTATGGCAACCTGTCATTTAGAAGTACCAAGTCACTCGATTGATGACGTGATTTCGCTGGAAACTAATTTCCATGCATTACCATCTACTATAGGTGGAACAAATGAAATAACTCTATTCGATTTCGTCGGTAAAGACGTAAACGCGTAGTTATTTTACTAATCGTTAAGGGTGGTAATAACCACCCTTAACACAAATTAAAACACTTTTTAAAACAGAGAAGAAAATGACAGAAAACAAACAAGTATCCTTAGCTTCATTACTTACACCAAGTAAGACTTTGACTATGGAATACCCAGACTTTGAAGGTTGGAATGTTGACCTAACCTATTTATCTAGAGAAGAGCTTATGAAAGTTCGTAATAGATGTTTAAAACAAAAATTCAACAAAAAGACACGACAATTTGAAGAAGTTTTAGATGATGAAACTTTCCTTACTAACTACGTTGGAGCAGTTATTAAAGGTTGGACAGGTCTAAAATATAAACATTTAAGTGAATTAGTACTAGTAGATTTAGGAGAAATTGAGCCTAATTCAGAGTGCGAATATTCACAAGAAAATGCTGAAATTTTGATGAAAAACTCACCTAATTTTGACACATGGGTAACAGAGTGTGTAGGTGAACTTGAAAATTTTACCAGCAACAAGTAGCCCAAATAATAGAGCTACTTGAAGGGAAAATAACAGGCAATTCTCAATTTAAGAACGAGGAAGAATATTACGCAGTAATGGAAAAATTAGGCAGAGAGCCTAATCCAGAAAAACTTCCTTTAAGAGACTCAGATTTTCCTTATGAAGTACAAATGGCATTTCTTATGCATTCATTACTCCCAGATGTATGGGACGGAGCAGGAGGGAATTACTTTGGTAAAAATTGGAGTAGTGTAGATTTTTTATTTAATCTATATGAAATACAAAACCCAAAAGAAGTTGTACTATTTTTAAAATATATTGATTCTTTTACTATGAATAAGCGAAATGATGACATGGAAAGAGAAAGAAAGAAAAAAGAAAATAAAAGCGGCATAGGTAATATCCCGCCACCCCCAGATAAAATGAGACCATAATGGCAAAAAATACAGTAAAAGTAGACGTCAAAGTAGACGATAAGGGAAGTTTAAAACAAGTTGGTAAATCCGCACAAAGTGCGAGACGACAAATTGGTGGTGTAGCTAAAACTGCATCGTCAGGTGGAAAACAATTCTCTAAAATGTCACAAGGTATTACAGGGGGACTTGTACCAGCATACGCTCAATTAGCAGCAACCTTGTTTGCTGTTGATGCCTTATTTCGTGCGTTTAAAGAGGCTGCAGATTTAAGGGTACAACGAGAAGGTATGGTGGCTTACGCTAAAGAAAGTGGTATGGCTATGCAATCTGTTGCAAGAAACCTACAAGCAGCCACAGACGCACAATTATCATTCAAAGAAGCCGCTTCAGCAAGTGCTATCGGACTAGCAGCAGGCTTAAACGCAGAACAGATGAATGAAATAGGTAAAGCGGCTAGAAATGCTTCTATAGCTCTTGGTAGAAATTTTACAGATTCTTTCGATAGAGTACTAAAAGGTATCGTAAAAGGTGAGCCAGAACTATTAGATGAATTAGGTATTATTCTAAGACTGGATAAAGCAACTCGAGATTATGCAAATGCTTTAAATATTGCTCAAGAGGATTTAACAGCTTTTCAACGATCACAAGCCGTATATAATGAGGTTATAGGACAAGCAAAAACTAAATATGAAAAAATGGCACAATCAGTAGATGTAAGTGCGGTTCAAAAATTAGCCACAGCATTAGAAGATATTAAAAATGCGGCAATGGAAGCCTTGGCTCCTTTAATAGAATTTTTTGCAGGAGTATTTACAAATAATTTATCAGCCGCTATTGCGTTATTACTAGTATTTGCAGCGAGTATTATAAATAAAGTAATACCTTCTTTAGGTAGCATGCGCAAAAGTATAGGTACATTAGCAGGAAGTACAATGAGCTCCTTTACAGGGTCTATTCAAGCAGGAAAAACTTCTATGGCAGAAATGAAAGGAGCATATCAAACAGCTAGGTCCTCGCCCGCTCAATTACAAAAAAGAGCAACAAAAGCAGCGGGTGCATTTGGACCAACTAAGTCTCAAACTATAACAGCACTAGCAAATGGTGAAAAACTAAATAAAAAACAATTAGCTTCTACAAAAAGAATGTTAAAAAAAGCTGAAATGCAATACAAGAAACACGGTAAAATTACTACTGGATATCTTAAAGGAGAAGATATTAAAAAAGTTAGAAACTTAAAAATAGCAGTAAATCAAATGAATAACTCTACAAGAAATTGGGGTAGGGTTGTAAAACAAACAGCTAAACTAGCTGGTATGGGACTGATACATGCGATAAAAACTGCAGGTACAATGGTTGTTGGAATGTTTAAAGTGATGGGACTGGCTGCAAAAGGTTTTGCCTGGGTAGCAAATGCCGCAATGAAAGCAGCAGGTATTATAGGAATGGCTGTGATGTTATTTCAAATAATTGCAGAAGTTAGATCTAATTGGGATAAAGTTCTTAGATGGGCAGCAGGTGCAATGAAAAAAATGGCAGAAATGATGAGAGGTTTAGCAGATAAAGCACCCTTTGACTGGATGAAGAATGGTTTAAATGCTATGGCGGATAAAGCAGATATTGCAGCAAGTTCATTAAAAGATATGGGTGAAGAAGCCGCAGATGCATTAGCTAAGAAAAGAGATGCAAAAGAGTTACAAGAAAAAATAGAGGATATAGGGGAAGCTGCAAGAAAAGCATCAAAAGAACTAGTTGATATGGCAGCTGCAAGAGGACCCCTTGGAGACGAAACTACAGCTGAAAGACTAACAATTAATAAAAACTTGGTTACAACAGGAGGATCCACCTTAGTTGCACAAATGAAAGAACTATCAAGTTTAAAAGGTGGAGATAAAACAGCCGCAGCTAAAAATATAGCCGTGGGTTTAAGAGCAATGAAAGATATAAACAATGAATACTTTATGTTAGGAGCAAATTTAGAACTAATGGCTGCCAGTGGCACTCTAACTGCTGAAGGATTACAAAATGTTATAGATAAAGTATCATTATTAAACACAAAAGAAGGATCAGGAGGAGCTTCTTTAGCAGCAGTAGGACAAGAAGTAGAGTCTCTAGGTAAAACAATGAAAGAGATGGGTACAAATACTAAGGGATATACAGAAGCAATGATAAATAGCTTAGGTAAAATGGGTCCAGAGTTTGCTGAATTAGCAAAACATGGAGATGACTTAGTAGATGGAAACTTAAGATCATATCTTCAATTAGTAATAGGTAAAGAGGCAGCAGCAGAAATTAAAACAACAGCAGAGGCACTAGAAATAGTGAATCAAAAATATAAAGATCATAAAGATATAATGCAAGGAATATATGATCAGCAAATAGCAGCAGAACAAAATAAAATAGATGCTTTAGGAGCTGTAGGTAGAGGAAGTGCAATGGCAGGACAAATAAATCATTTAAGTAAACTCGTAACTTTAGAACATGGAATAGCTGATGCAAAACGTGAGCAAACAGTAGCAGAGCAACTTTTAGCAACTTATACAGGACAAGAAGCAGATTTTGATAAAGTAAAACAAGACGCAGCTCTAGCAGCAAAAAGAGTAGAGTATACTGAAGCAGCTTTAGCGGCAGAAAAACGTGCTTATAGTGTAATAGGTCAGATGCAAGTATCAGTAGAAAATCACTTTACAAAAATGTTTGAAGACTTAGCAACAGGAGCAGCCACTTTAGGTGATGCCCTTAAAAAGCTATTCTCATCAATTTTACTAGACCTTGCAAAAATACTCGCAAAACAAGCAGCAATAAAAGCTATGAGTATGGTATTTGGCTTAGAAGACGGAGGAATAACAGGACTTGCAAAAGGTGGTGTAATACCAAGATACAGCAGTGGGGGAATCGCCACGGAACCTACCTATCTAGTAGGAGAAGGTAAACATAATGAAGCAGTAGTCCCTCTTCCAAACGGAAGAAGCATTCCTGTTGACATGAAGGGAGCAGGCGGAACTTCAAATATAACAGTTAATGTCTCAGGAGTTAGTGGACAACAACAACAAACTTCAGCAGGTGCTGGAGAAAAAGAAAGAAAACTAGGTCAAATGGTAGCAGCTGCAGTACAAGCAGAAATACTAGAGCAACAAAGACCTGGAAATATATTAAGCCCTTACGGTGATGGAGACTATTAATGGCAATAGGATTTACAGATTTAACAAGTACTAATAGAAAACCCGATAAAGGTTATACAAGACAAACTCAGCCTAGAGTTTTAGCAACAGCTTTTGGTGATGGATACCAACAACGATTAATAGACGGTATAAATCCTTTAAAAGAAACTATAAATGTTAGTTTTAAAACAAGAGAAAAAGCAGAAATAGATCATATTATATCATTCTTTGAATCAAAAGGTGGAGTCACAGCGTTTACATTTACCGTAAATCAACAATATTATTCTTCACCAGGAACCTCATCAGAAACTGATGTAACTTCTAGTGACGAATTAGCACTAAAAGTAATTTGTAGTTCATGGAACAAAACACATGATTATGCAGATTATTGGAGTGCAACAGCAACTTTTGTGAGGGTTTATGAGTGATTTATTATTAAATGTAGACTTACAAGAGCAATCACCTTCAGCTGAAGAAACAGCTTCTGGTAATGCGATTGTAACACTATTTGAAGTTTACCTTGAAAATAGTGATCTCGGTGGTACTGCTATTGATAAACTATATTTTCATGACGGTACTAAGTCTCCTGCAGACTCATATGGGAGTATACAAATGTATAGCCCTACTAGTGAATCAAACTGGGGATCAACAACAGTAGGAGATTATGCACTAAAAACATATACGCCTTTTCCTTTTGAATTTAATGGATATGAAAGAAGAGCAAAAGGAGCAGTTCCAAGACCTACAATTAGATTTTCAAATATAAATAGAGATTTTACTGTATATAATACTAGTCACGAAGATCTTTTAGGAGCAAAAGTAATTAGAAGAAGAACTCTTGTAAAATATTTAGGAGAAAATCCGCCCGTAGAATTTCCAAAAGAAATATATTATATAGAAAGACTAGTATCAGAAACTTCAATGGTAGTAGAATATGAACTTGCCACAAACTTTGATTTAAGAGGGGTTCAACTACCAGGACGAAGAATAATAGCTAGTAGATGTAATTGGAAATATAAAGACGCAACAAGAGGCGGCTGTGATTGGCCTTCAGATTCAACAAAAGATTTTACTAATGCAGTAGGTGGCACTGTAAGTGATCAAAAAGTATACGTATCTGCAGACGATACTTATATTACAGCAGGTGCTGTTGACGATGGTTCTTCAGCTACAACTTATGATGTTTTTGATATTGGTAGAGCTTACACTAAAAACTATTTTACAGAATATAATGTACCTTTATCAACAGATTATGCCATAACTGCAGCAGCCAAAGTAGATTCAACACACACTAGGTATACTACAGCAGGAACTAGTCTAGGTTTTTCAGTAAATGACTATATAAATGTTAGAGGAGTAACTCCTTCTGCTTTTGATTTTGGTGAAATTCACTTAAAAATAAGTGCAGTTTCAGAGTCTGGTGGCAATACTTTAATAACAGTTATTTCAGATGATGTAGGAAGTGGAACATGGTCATCAGGTGGTCAAATATCTAAAACTAGAAATACACTATTTAAATGCAGAAAAGCACTAACTACAGATACAAATACAGCATCTACTAGACCAGGAAGTACTCTTGGTAGAGAATATTGGGAAGTTGGTGACATTTGCGGAAAACGATTAACTTCTTGTAGAAAACGTTATGGATTTATTCCAAATGCTGGTACTGTAGAAGCTGTTAATTTCAAAGTAATTGGAGCAGTAGTATTATCGGGTGTAGGCTATTCTTCTGCGCCTACTATTTCTATAGCTGCGCCTTCTTCAGGCACTACAGCTACAGCCACTTGTACGGTTTCTGGCGGGGTTATAAACGCAATTACTATAACTAATGCAGGTTCGGGATATACAAGCCCTCCTGCTATAACACTAAGTGGAGGATCACCCTCAACCGCAGCTCAGTTAGTAGCTACAGTTAGAGGAGGTTCTGGAGAACCTGCAGATGTTCCGTTGCCTTTTGGTGGATTTCCAGGTGCGGTAACATACTCATGATAAACGAAACATTAAAAGAAGAAATATTAAATCATGTTAAGGCAGATTACCCAAAAGAAGCCTGTGGATTAATAATAATTGAGAGTGGAAAAGAGAAATACATACCTTGTAATAATTTAGCACAAGATGTATATGAAGATTTTGTACTAGACCCAAAAGATTTTTATAAAGCATCAAAAAGAGGAGATGTAATAAAAGTAGTACATAGTCACCCAAATGGAACATGTAGTCCTAGTGTTTTGGATCAATCAGCTTGTGATGCTTTAGGGGTAGATTGGTTAATAGTTTCATACCCAGAGGGTCAATGGCATGAAGTTAAGTCTTCTGGTAAAAAGCCAGAATTAGTAGGCAGAAAGTTTGCATACGGTATATTAGACTGTTTCACATTAGTTGAGGACTACTATAGAGATATGTGCGATATAATATTAAAAGTTCCTCAATGGAATAAAGATAATGGATATGAGTGGGAATTTTGGGATCAAGGAAAAAATTACTATGTAGACAATTATGAGGTAAACGGGTTTAAAAGAGTAACAGACGGAACTTTAAAACTTCATGATTCTATACTAATGAATATAAGAGCACCAATATCAAATCATTGTGCTATTTATATAGGAAAAGATAAAATTTTACATCACTTAGCGGGACGCTTGTCATGTAGAGAAATGTACGGTCAATATTATAGACAATATACAACACACGTAATAAGACATGAAAAATACTGTTAGAAAAGTTAGATTAGAAGGTGAACTTGGAGAAAAGTTTGGAGAGGTTTGGAACTTAAATGTTAAGACCCCACATGAGGCTATAAAAGCTATTGAATGTCAAACTAAAGGTTTTCGAAAACATATATTAGACAACGCTGAAAAAGGTATTGGATATGAAGTAATAATAGGCGATCAAGGAATAAAACAAGAAGAAGAACTACTATATCCTGCACCAATAAGAGATGATTTCACTATTGTACCAATAGTACAAGGTGCTAAAAGTCGTGGCTTTGGTATGATTATGATGGGAGCCGCCTTATTTATAGCATCAGGTGGTGCTACTGCTTTAATGGAAGCTGCTCAAATGACAGCTTTGAATTCCGGAGCTATACCAGGTATGAGTAATTTACAAATGTTCGGTCAGTATGCATCTACAAACTTTGCACAGTTATCAACAATGCAATCAATGGGCGCTATGATGGGCGGAGCTTTAATGGCAGGCGGAGCAGCTATGATGTTGGCACCAACTATAGATGGAAGCGCAGGAAACGAAGAACAAAGTTATTTATTTGATGGTGCAGTAAATTCAGTAAAACAAGGAACACCTGTACCAGTTCTTTATGGAAGAATGATAGTAGGTGGTTCAGTAATTAGTGCAAGTATAAAATCAAACCAAGAAACAGCAGGTATAAGAGGCAGAGGAAGAAAGTATGTAGGAGGAGTTGGAGCAGGCTGGTCAGGCTATAATCCAGGCAGCTATATTTCGGGCTCAACAGGCGGTAAAAAAGGTCATAGATAATGAGTGAAAAAGATATAAGACAACCAATAGTTATAGGATCTAAGAAAGGCGGTGGCGGTGGCGCAACTGAAGCAAGTGATACTTTATTTGCTCGTCATCAAGCAGGGGTGCTTGACATAGTATCCGAAGGTGAAATAGTAGGATTAGTAAACGGAGCTTCCTCTATATTCTTTAACGAGACTAGATTATTTGATAAGAATACAGGAGCTTCTAATTTTAAAGGTGTAAGTACTATAGAAAGATACGGTACACAAGATCAATCTATACCTACATCTTTTTTATCCGACTTTAGTACTAGTTCTGTTACCCAAGACTTTTCTGGTAACGGTAAGCTAGAGCTTAATACACCTCAATATTTAAAAATTACTACAGGTAGCATAGAAAGAGCCTTAACTGACTATCTTAAAGTTTCTATATTTACTGACGCCATGTATAAAGTAGATAAAGATGGAGATAACACAGGAGATGTTAATGGTACATTAGTAAGTTTTGATATAGATTTTATATACTATAATGCTAGTGGTGCTCATACAGTAAAAGCATTTCAAACAGGTTTTAATGGAAAATGTGGATCAAAATACGTACATACTTTTGGTATAGATACAGAACAGTACCAACCTTTCACGGATTGGGAGGTTAAAGTCACAAGAGTAGGTGGTGATGTAAGTTCCTCAAGTTATAAAGTCTTTAATAATATCTACTGCGGAATAATGGAGTCGCAGATTACAGATAAATTAGAATATCCACACTCAGCCTATGTAGGCATAAAATTAGATGCAGAAGCCTTTGGTACAAGTATACCTACAAGAGCCTATGACCTTAAAGGTGTAAAAATATCAGTACCTACTAATTACTTTTCTCCAGATTCAGGAGCCGCACAATTAACACTTACTTCTGCTACAAGCTTTGCAGTAGGAGACGCTGTATCAACCAAAGAAACAATAACAGCACTAACTTCCGATGATAATACAAACGAAGGTTTAACTGCAACCGCAACAGTAGGAGCAGATCATGGTATACCAGTAGGAGAGACTTTCTCAGCAACAATATCAGGAGCCACAGTAGGTTCGGGAACTAACTACTATAATGGTACTTTTGTATGTAAAGCTACCAGCTCAACTACTTTTACTTATAATATGAGTAATGATCCAGACGACGATTCTGCTAGTGGCACTATTGTAATGACTTTAGGTTATGGAACAGTTCAATCAAAGTCAGGAGATGTAATAACAGTAAGGGATACGGGAAGAAGATTTTTAAAGAATAGTACAATATATGATACTAATGATCATACAGGTAATAGTACTACTATTACAGCAGTTTCTTATAATGAAAATACTGTCAATTATGGAAGTTATAAAAGAAATGTAAGTAGTGGAGCTGTTGAAACTACCGATCAAACATGGGACGGTAATTTTTATACTTCATGGACTAATAACCCTGCATGGATATACTATGACTTATTAACAAATAAAAGATACGGTTTAGGAAATTATATCTCAGAAGATGATATAGATAAATGGGAGCTATATGCAATTGCAAGATATTGTGATGAAATGGTTAAAGATCCCACAGATAGTACGGGTAACACAGAAGAACCTAGATTTACTTGTAATTTATATCTTACAAAAGCAACAGAGGCATATAAAGTATTACAAGACTTAGCTGCTGTATTTAGAGGTATGCAATTTTGGATGAACGGTACTATAGTACCTATACAAGATAGAGAAAAAGATCCCGTTTATCAATTTACACAAGCTAATGTTATAGATGGGCAATTCGAATACTCAGGAACAGCTAGAAAGACTCGTCATAATATGGCAAAAGTTAGTTATAATAATCCTAATAATTTTTTCAAACAAACAGTAGAATATGTACAAGATGATGAATTATTAGCAAATGATAACGAATTTCCAAAGGTAAAAAATATAAGTGCATTTGGTTGTAGTTCAAGAGGACAAGCCCTTAGACTAGGTAAATGGGCATTAGCAACAGAAAAATTAAACTATGAAACAGTTACTTTTGCTACAGGTTTAAACGCTTCCTTTATAAGACCAGGAGATGTAATTAATGTACAAGACGCAAGAAGACAAGGAGTTGGATGGTCGGGCAGGGTTGCAAAACCAGCAAATTCTACTAATTTAGTTACTAATGGAACATTTGGTAGTGGTATAACTGGTTGGACACAAGGGGCAGCAACGCAATCTCATGATACAACTAATAAACGAATTAAATTAACCGCCGGAGGAGCACAAGCTAGATCATATCAAAGTTTAGGAACTTTAACGGCAAATAAAACTTATAGAGTAAAAGCAAGAGCCTATAGTGGTGGTAATCTTGTTACAACAGAGGGCGCTACTGTTCAAATTACAACAGATACAAATGGTGATAATAATTTAACAGAAACAGGTACTTATTATACTAATCTTAATGATTCTTTTATAGATTTCACCGTTACTGTAGGTGGAAGTAATGCAACCCATTATATTCAACTAAATAGTAGAGGGTTAGAAAGTAGTGAAACTGTAACTCTTGATTCAATAGAAGTATATGAAGTAAATACTACAACTTCTGTAGCAATCGATAGAGAGTTAGACATAATTTCAGAACAAACCTATACTTTAACACTAACTAAACCAGGTTATTCACCTAAAGTAGCACAAGAGTCTGCAACAATAAGTAGTGTCGCTTATTCAAGAGGAGATATTCTACCTAATATTACTACTCAAGAAGCCTCCCAACAAGTAAAAGATGATAGTAATAATTTAGTTCATGTAGAATGGAGTCCTTATATCTATTCAGAAACTAAAACTATAAATAATAGCGCAGACACAGATATTACTACACTAACTGTTAGTAGTGCTTTTTCAGCAGTTCCAGACGATGAAACTATTTGGATACTACAAAGAACTACAGCAGCAAACGAATTAAAAACACAACAATATACAGTATTAGCAGTAGCAGAAGACGGAGAAAATAAATTAAGTATCTCAGGATTAAAATATAATGCAAGTAAATTTGACCATGTAGACAAGTTAGAACCTTTAGAGACTGCAAGAACAATTAATGCACCTGTTGGTGATGATGAAATACCGCCTCCTACTAATCTAATAGTAGTACCAACAGGAGAAGCAGGACCAGCAGGCACTGTACAAGATTTATTAACTGTAGCTTGGTCTCCACCAAAAGTAAATACAAGCGGTGTATATGACCCAGCAACCCCAGCAAACAATGTTTTACCTTACGAATTTATTAAAGGATATGAGGTTAAATTCAGACATAGTGCTGAACCAAGCCAGGATTTTAATACTTTAGGAATGGTAGTTCCAGCAACAGTAGATATAGTACAACCTAGAGAAGCGACTTATAGTTTTCAAATTAGAACTATGAATATGAACAATCAGTTATCAGCGCCTTTAGAAGCATCTGTAGCTGTAGTACCTTCTGCAGGGATTGCTAAAAATGAAACATCAGTCTCTCAGGTAAATACAGGTGGTCAAATTAACACTAGTGTAACGTTATCAAGTTCAAATGTAACGTTTGGTAGTACTACACCCACAGTTACAAATGCAGTAGGGGCTATAAAAACAGCAGCATCTAATCCGGGTACTCTTGCTTTTGCAGGATTAGCTAATAGTGGTATAGGTTATGTATATTGGGATTATAGTGCGGGTACTATAACTGCAAAAGTTAGAAATGCAACCAATAAAACATGGTATACTTTAGGTGGTAGTGAATGGACAGCTATATCAACAGATA